AATGATGACATTGGCTCCAGTGAATCCATTATTAGACTCTGCCATACGCTGGATTGTCCGAGTAACGTTAGATACAGATAACTTAATATTAGGCAAATCCGTTGCGTTCTCGGTGACATCTTGAATGGTAAATGGAAATGCGATATAGGTATTGCCTTGAAATTGGATATTCTCCGTATTGTATACCAATCGAATCGTATCCCCTTTATAGGATATTTCTAACAGCATTAACCACACACCTGTGGCCGATATTTGGTTTTTCTCTAAAATCGATGCCGTTGAGAGCGGTAACATGTTATACCTCCTGTAATTTCACGGTTCCCATCCACACTCCGTAATCATTCGCCGCAAAGTCTAACTGATCAGCAAATCGTACATTTAGTGTTTCCCGTGTTTCCGGATGAACCCAAGCAAATATACCAGAGCAGTTGACTTCATCGAAGAATGACCGAAGTTTATAATAATCAGCTGTTGGTAACTTGTACCCTACGGAATATGTCCGCCGAGTCTTTGTCGTCTTTTTCCTGGTGATTAGCGTCATGTTTTCAACTTGGCCTTTATACGAAATATCTGGAGTAGTCTCCTGAATTGGGTATATCGGCCATCGAATATCTGGAAATACTGCCATAGTTATACTGCGGATGCCTTGATGGCGTCACGCATACCTCCTTTGTTTGATTCCATAGCACGAACTACTACATCGATAACATAATTCTCACCATCAAACCGAGAGTTCTGTTGCTTGCTTTCGAGTTCTTGGCCAGACTGATTAACAATGTTAACAACTACATTGTTGCTTGTAGCGCCGCCCATTAATCTACGGGTTTCGCTTGCTGTGTAAATACGATGGGATCCAGAGGACTGTAATAGTTCAGGTCCGTTTTCACCAACCAACATAAGTCCTGGATTCGTTTTTCCTCCGGCAGCGAATCGATTACCGGTAAATGCAGAACTAAACGAACCACCACCAGCAAAGGACGATGTCCCTTTTGCAGCACCTAGTGAGCCAATACCACTTACTGCACCACCAAATAATCCTTGCAACTTAGGCATGATGTATTGTTGGAACGTTAACTGAATCATCATCTTAATAATGGCATTTGTCATATCCTTAAATATGTCCTTAATGCCTTTACTGAATGACTTCGTTCCTGTTGCCATTGCCTCGAGATTATTTGTCCATGCTGAATTGATAGAGCTCATCGTACTGTCAAAAGTAGATTTCGCTAAATCAGCATAATTGGTAGTCTCTTGCTTATATTGTCGAGCAGCTTCTTGTAAGCTTGTTTTCAGACTGCGACCTGCGAGTTCCCATAGTTTCTGTTGAGACTCCAATAGGTTCTTTTCAATCTGTAGTCTTTGAGTAGCCGTTAACTGAGCCTCATTGACTTCACTCCGGGCATAGTCAATATAGGTCTTTAACTCTTCAGCAAGTAGCGCGTCCGCATCACTGCGAGATAATCGACCAAGAGTAACCATATTGGTTAAGTGGTCAACGGTTTCACTCGTTTGGGTGTAAGCCAACTCTCTGATTTTTTGCTCAGTATCAGAAGCCAATTTTAGGCGCTCTGCTTGAGCTTTCTTTTCAGCGAGTTCCTTATCGCCTACAGCCTTTGTATACTCACGAACGTTATCATCAATCTGCGCCTTTTGTGCTTCGGCTTCAGCTTTGAGTAATTGCAAGCGGTCGCCTGTGCGTTCGAGATCGAGTTTCTTAATATCCTCGTTCATCTTGCGAACACGGATAGTCTGATTTCGTTGTGCTTCAGCTAATCGCTTTTGGTACAACTCTTCATTCTTAGCTCTAACTTGAGCAGTTAAGTTAGACTCAGCTAGCATCTTGGCGTTTGCCGCACTGCCTGCTGAATCAGTAGTAGCACTCGATGCACCTCCTGCCAATAAGCTAGTGTCTACATACCCTGTAATAGCGCCAAAATCACTTGATACGCTCGGTTTTCTAACTACACCAGTACTGGAATTCGCACCAGTATATCCGCCGTTTCCGTCACTAATGACAATATGATTATCACCGAGTACAACCACACCATCTCCGGCTTTAGGAACATATCCATCGCCCTCATCATGCCAAGCACCAGCGGCTCTTGCTGCGTCCATGATAGATGGGACATATCTAGGTACGTCCTTACCAAATGCTTGCAATACCGAATCAGAGAACAGCTTTCCGCAATCCGTTGCCCATGTACCATCTGCGCCTAACTCGTATGCCTTGCCGAGTTGCTCATTAGCTGCATCCAGTACGCTTACGGCTTCACCAGTAACGCCTCCGCTCAATCCTGAGACAGAACGGATGATATCACGGATATTCTTATTGTTAGCTTCAAACTGGTTCTTAGCAGTTAACTTATCGATTTCGTATTGACTGCCGTCAATTTGCAGACTTTGCAAAGTAAGAGATCGATATAGTTCGGCCATGCGTTCCACTGCACTCGTCAACTTTTCAGCCGCTTGTTGGGCTTTCTTAGCTGCCTGCTCTTGAGCTTTAGCCGCTTTCGCTGCTTCCTCGTTTGCCTTATTAATAGCCTCGGTATTGGTTAAACCTCCACCATTAGCAAGGTCCTCTTTTGCCTTTGCAAGCTCTTCATCGAGTTTCGCTTTTGCAGCATCAGCCTCTTCTTTTTGCTTTAAAGCCGCATCGATTCTAGCGCCTTCTTCTTTTGTAGCTAAGCGGTCATTCTTTACAAGACCAAGCCATGCACTATCCTCAATCCAATATCGAGTATCGTGCGATTCCCTAAACTTGTCAGACAAGCCTGCTGTTGAGTTCGTATTCTTATGAATACGTTTGCCATCAACGTCTACTCCCATGTAAGAGCCAGATGTTTTTTCATTGTAACGGAAATCAAGCAATGCTTTCCCAGCAAGTCCTATTACTGTAGCTAATGTTACCCACGGGCCTGCTGCGGCAAGTGTGGCCAGTCGCATAAATCCGAGTGCGCTAGTTAGCGACCTCATGACTATGATTACTGCCCCAGCTTCTGCACCGAATTTGACAATACCTCCGATAGCTTCCTTCTGCTCGGCGGTCATCGACTCGAATTCCTTAGCTACATCCAATACGCCTTTTGCGTAGTCATTAAAAACAGGAACTAACTCATGGCCGATAGATACTGCAAGCCTTTCCCCTGTATTTTCTAAATCTTTTAATTCCCGATTTAGCTTTGCGGACTTAGATGCGGTATCATCATCGATGATAAGCCCCATTGCTTTGGCACGTTCAGCCACTTTGTCCATCTGCTCAGCGGACATGTTAAGCATGGCGTGCATTTGATACCCGGTACGTCCAAAGAGTTCCATTTCGACACGAGTCTTTTCAGCGCCATCTTTCATGCCCCTTAGGCGTTCCTGTATCATCTTAAACACTTCAACGGTATTCTTACCTTGAATCTGTTCAAGCGTGTAGCCTAATTTACTGAATATATCGGTACCGAGTTTTCCCTCTGCCCGAGCGACTTCCATTTTTTCTTTGGCCGCTCCGACGTTCTTAGAGAACTTAGCAAATGCACCTGCACTATCCTCCATAGCAATACCCATGTAATTAGCTACTGCTAATAGTTCACTGGTTTCTTTTGCCGTAGCACCGGTAATGCCTGATAACTTCTTAACTGCTACATCCCACTGGATAGCCTCTTTGGCAAGTTTGGCGCCGAGTCCTACAACCCCAGCTCCCGCACCTATCGCCATGAGGTCATTCTTCATTTTGCCAAGGGCGGATTTGGCGCCTTCGGCACTTGCCGTAATTTTCTTGAGTCCGGCTTCCGTATTCTTATCGGTCAGCTGAACGACAATATCAATTAAATTATTGGCCATTCTTGTGCGCCACCTCCAACTCTTTAGCTTCCAAAATTACAAGCAAATCAATAAGGTGCGGCAGTGGCTCGATGCCGTAAGCTCTCGCCACTTCTAACACCGCAGGCATATCGAATCCAGCAATTCCTCCTGAATGCCAACGTCGCTGCATTCGACTTGCATTGTATACTCGCATGGCTTGTCTAGTTCCATCTAATTGATGCGGGGAATTAAACTCACACTCCGTACAGTCAAAATGCTGTTTAGTCTCGCGTTGCATCTTGATACAATCAGAGCAATACTTTGGCTTATCGGAGTTAAGCCAAAGTATTGCATCAATTAGTTTTTTTCGATTTCAGCCTTTTTTTCGTGCGTAAAGCGCATGGTATCGAGTGCAACTTCCATAAGATCATTATCTGGCGCTGCGTTGATTTCATCTTCGGTCAAGCCATAGATGTGTTGCATAATCCATTGCGCAAGCTCACGAGAACGTAATAGGCGTTCTGTATCCGGTGCTTCTTCCGGAACTGGGGTATACAATGGGTCTAAACCAGATTTAATTAATTCACCACGTTCAGCGAATGTTAATCCTCTTACTTTGATATCTTCAAATGCCATATTGGCACCTCCTAGTATTGTTCTTGATTATTAACTAATGTAATGATGGATGCGGAGCGACCAGCATCTGCACGATAGTATGCTTTAAACGGCAATTCAATATTGACGCCACGAGGACCATCGATGCCTGGAGATTGTCGTTAGTACACAAGTTCAGGCAATTTGAATGTAAGCGACCAGTCATCTTGTTCAAGTCGCAATTCCAAGCTGGATTCTGTAC